GCAGCAAACACATCGCCGCCCGGCGAGTTGATAAAGACGGTCACATCACCGCTGTGTTTTTGCAGTTCCGAGCGGAACATGGCAGGGGTGATGTCATTTTCAAACCATGTACTCTCCGCAATCGCACCGTACAAATACATCTCCGATGCACCGGTTTCTTCGTTGCGTACCCAGTTCCAGAAACGATTATTCTTCATGGGTCGTTTCCTCCTTTTCATTTTTCTTTGCAAATGCACCTGCATCAGCAAGTTTGGTGAAGCTGCCATTTACGAGGTACAGATTGCCGCCCAGTTCTTCCGGCACCAGATTCATATCCTCCAGTTCCCGAATGTCATTGGTGGACATCCAGCCGTTCTGTCTTGCGGTAGCATAGCCCTGCATTCTGGAAGCATAGTCACCACGCAAAAGCCCCTCTACATTGAATTTGATGAAATACTTGCCTTTCTCTGAATCAGAAAGCAGATCTTTCATCATACCTTGCTCCCAGCGAACGATCCACGGGTCAAGACTGTACTTCACGAAATCCAATGACAGATGTTCCACGTTACTGAATGTTGCATGGTCTAAGTCACCGATCATATGGAGCGGCACTCGATACAGCCGTGCAATTTCCTCTACCTGAAACTTTCTGGTTTCGAGAAACTGTGCTTCATTATTGGGGATGGAAATAGGCGTGTATTTCATGCCCTCTTCCAAAATTGCGGTATGATGCGAGTTAGAACCGCCATAGGCACGCTGCCAGGCATCTCGTACACGCTCTGGATTTTTAATGACACCCGGATGTTCCAATACACCGGATGGACTGGCACCGTTGGCGAAAAAGGTAGAACCATAGTCTTCACAGGCGAGGGAAATACCGATTGCATTCTTCGCAAGAGCAATGGGAGAATATCCCACCAAGCCGTCATACCCAAGTCCGGGAATGTGCAACACATCTTCTGCCTGCAGGACAATATCGCCCTGCTGTTTCAGGTTTGGATTGGCTTCATCGTAGCGGCTGTAGATGTAGACCAGATGGTTTCGCTGATCACGGTCTACTCTGACCTTATCCGGCATCAGCGGATACAATCCCAAAACATCACCTCTGCCGTTTCGGATGATCTGTGCATAGGCATTACCGTAAATCAGCAGGTGGGACATCAGCGTTTCACGGAAGATGAACGATGTCATTTCGGGGTTTGGCTGGTCGTGGAGCAAAAAGTAAAGCGGGTGCATCGGCACTCGCTCTTTTCCGTTTTCGGTATATTGGTAAACGTGTAATGGCAGCTGGGCAATGGCCTCGGACAGAACCCTCACGCAGGCATAAACCACTGTGTGCTGCATGGCAGTGCAGTCATTAACTCGCTTACCACTGTTCGTTCGTCCGAAGAAATAGCTGTAGCTGGGGCTGTCATAACTGTTGGTCGGCTTATCTCTGGACTTAAAAAGTCCGGTGAAAATTCCCATAAAAATCAACTCCTTCTTATATGATCAACATCTCCCTTGAATCATAAACCGACTCCTCAGACACACATCCACAGCGAATTGCACGGTCAAGAGCCATGATCATGGCAACTGCACCATCAATCTTCTCTGTGGATTTTTCTTTGTCCGGCTTGATGTTTCCGGCAGGGTCACGGCGAATAAAAATGTTATCCATCATCCACCTTAAAACAGGGTGTCCATTGTGGGCAAGTGTCTGTTCCAAGGTCAGTTTCATCAGTTCTTTGGTCGGTGGTGACATATCTTTGTAGCCTTGCCCGAACTGAACCATTGTAAACCCAAGTCCCTCCAGATTCTGTGACATCTGCACAGCACCCCAACGGTCAAATGCAATTTCTTTGATATGGAATTTCTGTCCCAGTTCATCGATGAAGTTTTCGATAAAACCATAATGGACAACATTTCCCTCAGTGGTTTTCAGATATCCCTGCCGTTCCCATACATCATATGGAACATGGTCACGTCTTACTCTGAGTGGCAATGTTTCTTCCGGCAACCAGAAGTAGGGCAAAACATAATAATGCTCGTCATCATCTGTTGGAGGAAATACCAAGACAAAAGCTGTAATATCCGTTGTAGAGGAAAGGTCAAGTCCACCATAGCAAACACGCCCGTCAAGCATCTCTTCATCAAAAGAAACCTTGCATTTGTCCCACTTTTCCATCGGCATCCAACGTACTGCCTGTTTTACCCACTGATTCAAACGCAGTTGCCGAAACGCATTTTCCTCGCCCGGCGTTTCCTTTGCAGAATTACACGCAGCTACCACCTTATCCATACCGATAGTTTTATCAAGGCTTGGGTTTGCTTTTTTCCAGACCTTTGGGTCAGTCCAGTCCTCCGATTCATCCGCACCATAAATGACAGGATAAAAAGTCGGGTCATGTTTTCTGCCTTCCAGAATGTCTTTCGCCTTTTGGTGTACTTCATAGCAGATTGAATTTGTGTCTGTGCCAGCAGTGGTAATCAGGAAATATAAAGGCTGCATTCTGGCATCGCCGGAACCTTTTGTCATAACATCAAACAGCTTTCGGTTCGGCTGCGTATGCAGTTCATCGAACACCACCCCGTGGATGTTGAAACCGTGCTTGGAATAGGCTTCTGCTGAAAGCACCTGATAAAAGCTGTTTGTAGGAATGTAGACGATTCGCTTTTGCGATGTCAGGATTTTGACACGCTTATTCAGGGCAGGACACATTCGCACCATATCGGCAGCCACATCAAAAACAATTGCAGCCTGTTGCCGGTCGGCAGCACAGCCATACACCTCCGCACGTTCTTCACCGTCACCGCAGGTGAGCAGCAGAGCAACCGCAGCGGCAAGTTCTGATTTGCCATTTTTCTTCGGAATCTCGATATAAGCCGTGTTGAATTGCCGATAGCCATTCGATTTCAGAATGCCGAACAGGTCACGGATAATCTGTTCCTGCCAGTCCAGCAGTTCAAATTTCTTTCCAGCCCATGTGCCTTTGGTATGACTAAGGCATTCGATAAAGGAAACAGCATAATCTGCCGCCTTTTTATTGTATTTGGAATCTTCCGCCATAAAGCGTGTCGGTTTAAATCTTGCCATTGCATCACCTCCCTCAACAAAAAAGACCTGCCAAAAAGCAAGTCTGTATCATTTATTTTTATGCCCCGGTGGGCTTTTTTGTAATTGAGATTCTATTCCCATTGTAACCATGTTACCATACCTTTCGGCGTATAGCAAGCGGCTAAATGTACAGAACATAAGGCATTATTTTCGCTGTATATTTGGTGGATTTGACACTGGATAAACTTGCTTTTCTATGGTAAAATACAGTACAATGGAAAAGACATCTCGGAAAATCGCAGCCACCAACCAAGCCCCCGCACAGTTCGCCTGTGTGGGGGCTGATTTTGACTTTGATCAGTTTTTCGGCAAGTGCTCTGAAAGCCCGCACAGGGCAAACAGGGCGGTTACATGGGGAACTTTCGGTGCATTACAGACAGGATTTTCTCCCGTTCCTCCGTGGAAACGCCGATGCTTTCCAGTGCCTGCCGAATACCGCAGTCCGGGCAAATGAGCGTTTGGTTGTCCGTTCTGGAAAGTGCCGGCACATCGGAGTAGGGTTTTCCGCAAAGTGGGCAGACCGCCGAAACTGGCTTATCCGTTTTCATGGTGGTACACCTCCCGTTCGCTGATGTCCATGGCTTTCCGCAGGTGTTTCAGGTCAAAGCCGAACTGGCGATATCCATCCACACAGGTGCGGATGTAGGCAGAAGTGGGAATACCCAGCTTCCGTTCCTCGTGCATGATGTACACAAAGGTGGTCAGCTTTTTTCCGGTTTCTGCAAGGGGAAGTTCCAGTTCCGTTTTGTAGTAGAAATGAGGATACCCCTCATAGCGGTCAAGGGCAAGTTCATCTCGTTCCGACACCGACCAGACTGCCGCCGGAACGGTACAGCCCTGTTTGGGCTCGATGGTCAGATAGGAGCCGGTCTTGCTGCCTTTGAACAGCAGCTGGTAATTTGGGATCTCCGCAGTCCCCACAATTCTGGCGTCCGGGCAGCGGAACTGCATCTGTTTCACGTTCAGATTGCTGCCGTAGGCAAGGTAAAACTTTTTCATGCAATCAAATCCTTTCTGAAAGGGATACCCTTTCACCACCATAAGACCGCCGAAGCGGTCTGGTGTAGCTGGTAGCAAAAGGCTGTCTCTTTATCTGCCGAACCGGAAGGCGGCATCGCCGTCCAAGTTTCTGGTAAGGAACGTTCTGGCGGTGGCGAACTCCTCGCCGACCAGACCCAATCGAATCAGCCATGTTCGCATGGCGAATTTCGGATTTTCCGTTTGCTGTGGCTTTGGACTTGCTGTTTTCAGTTCCTTTGCCATTTCGGAAAGTGCAAGGCAAAGCTGAATGTAGCTTTTCAATTGCCCTGCGTGAAGACCGTTTTTCTTTTCTGCTGTAGGCTTGTCAAACTGGAAAAGTCTGAATTCGATTGTTCCCCTTGTAAAAGTTGCGTGATAGTTCAGCATATGGTATCGGCTGTCGTTGTAGTGCTGATCTCTGCCATAATTTGCACCGTTCGCCGTATACCAGATGTCTGCAAACTGTGCCATGTTGGTGGGCTTTTTCTGGTTCAGCTGTTCGATGAATTGGGGATTGACCGTTCTGCAATATCGGTTCATTCTGCCTTGGTCGATTTTCAGGGCATCTGCAATCAGCCGTTCGTGGCTCGCC